GTTATTAATTTGGTCTAGATAGGGTTTCATTAATTTAAATAACCCTAATGGTAGGACATCCCTTATGGATGGTGTTTCGTTCTTCATGTATTGTTCTACTAATGTGTGTAGAGATTTACCTCTATTTGCACATCTTCGCATTTCCCAATTAGCAACATCTTCGCCAATTGATTCACGCCATTTAGTTAGTCCTTCGGACTTTCTCATGCTCAATACTGAAGTAACAGATGGATAATGTGTTCCATCTATTTCGTAAAATCTGTGACCGTTTATCTTCTTACCTTTTGTTTGAGGTAGAATCTTTTTGTCTATGTCTGTATGTATAAATTTCATATCTGTTCTCTATTTATATATTATATTCACTTATTATATACCAACCAACCCTAAATGTCAAGGCTGGTTGGCATACTAATATTTATTAGAATGATATACCTAAACTAAATGTAGCATATGTTGTGTCTACATATTTAGCTGTTCCTGTTGAATCTGAATCGTTTTTACCGACTTCTAATCCAACATCTATATCACTAATTGTTCTATTATAATTGACTTTAGTTACACTTCCTTTTAAGTCTTTACCCCATTCACCATAACTGAATGATAGGTTGTCTGTTAAATTTGCCGTAACTTCTGCCCATGAATAATCTTGTTCTGTTGCTGTTTTATAATTTCCCACAGAATAGTCATATGATATACCACCATAAGAAAGTCCTGTGTTAAATTCTTCATAATCGGAATCAAAATTATCACTATAATAATATCCTGTTACACCGGCATAAGAATCAAAACCTAATATTTTAAATGTTGTTCCTAAATAAACATCCATTTCAATACCTTGGTCTACATCTGCCATCCATATTCCTGCATAGGAACTTTTTGTATCTATATCTGCACCAAAACTTACTGCTGATTCAGATTGAAATACACCTCTATACCAATAGTCTGACATATAACCTATGTTATAACTAACTGGTGAAGCATGTGATGGTAAACTACCTAGTAGTAACAATACCATTAATATTTTTTTCATTTTAACTCCTTGTTATTTTGGATATACTGAAGGTCCTGTTGAAGATGATTTTGTAAATTCTGGATAAGCATCCAGTCCACATTCGGAGATATCAACTCCTAAATCTTCATCTTCTTCAGATACTTTCAATCCAAATGTTATTTTTATGATATACCAAAATAATGCACTTACAATAAAAGTCCATAAGAATATCATAACTATTCCATATAATTGTGCTGATAGTGTTCCAGTAGTAAATACTACTGCAAGTAATCCCCATACACCTGCCGTTCCGTGTGCTGATATAGCACCGACCGGGTCATCTAACTTCAGTCTATCTAAAGTTATAATTGAGTATACTACAATTACTCCACCTACTGCACCAATTAATAATGCAAGTCCTGGTGTTGGCGCTAAAGGTTCTGCTGTTATTGAAACTAGACCTGCAATTGCACCATTAAGTGCCATTGTTAAGTCTGACTTTCCAAACATTACTTTTGATAATATCAATGCACCCATAACACCACCAGCCGCAGCTAAGTTTGTGTTTACAAATATCATTGATACAGCATTTGCTTCAACTACATTCGATACTATTAATTCAGAACCACCATTGAATCCAAACCACCCTAACCATAATATAAAAGTACCTAATGTTGCAAGTGGTAAGTTTGCACCTGGCATAGCAACAACTTTGCCATCTACATATTTACCTTTACGAGCGCCTAATATTAAAACACCAGCAAGAGCTGCTGTCGCACCACATAAGTGAACAACTCCTGAACCTGCAAAATCTAAAAATCCTGCTTGGTCTAGAAATCCACCACCCCATTTCCAATATCCTTGTACTGGATAAATGAAACTTGTCATCACTACACAAAATAGTAGGAATGGCCATAGTTTCATTCGTTCTGCAACTGCACCCGATATAATCGAACATGCTGTTGCTACAAATACAACTTGAAAGAAGTGGTCAGCCATACTTGAATAATAAATATCGCCTCCACTATTTAAAACTTCTTCTGTTGTATTGTCTGCACCTAATAGAAATGCTAATTCAGGTATTACACCTGTACCAACACTTGGGTACATAAGATTATATCCTACTACCATGAACATAATGCATGATATAGAATATAGTGCTATATTTTTAGTTAAGATTTCTGTCGTGTTTTTAGCTCTGACAAGACCAGATTCCAACATTGTGAATCCAGCGGCCATCCACATGACAAAAGCACCCATAACTAAAAAGTATAATGTGTCTAGAGAATATGATATCTCTATTATACTATTTTCCATTGTTTACCTCGTTATTGTTTTAGGTGAAAAGCGGTCCACCATTGTTGATTTAAGTCAGCAACCTGACTATGCTTTTCATAATATAGTTTTCAAATCGTTTTACAGCATGTAGCTAAAAATGTTCCTATCATCCATCCTGTTATCATTATTAGACTTATAAATCCAATAAATGCAACTGCAAATCTTAATACATCCCAATAATATTTAATTGTTTCCATTATTTACACCTTTTAGAATTTGGTTTTCTTTTACAACGATAAGTTCCATGACTTGAATTTTTTGTCATCTTAACTACTTTACCACTTCCTGTTTTCTTTACAGGTGGTGCTGATGGGATTGCTGATTTACTCATTAGTATTAACCTCTTGTCAATTTTAAAATTTTTTCAATTTGTGCCTTAATAATAGGTCCTCTATTTGGCCAATAAATATAATCTTCTTCACTTTTTGCAAGATTATATAAGAAAGGTAAAATTACTTTTTCTACCTCTTTAAATCTTTTAACTGTTTCTTCATTAGATATCTCTTTTGTCACCGTATCTTTTTCAGCAACTATCTGCATAATTTCATTCATCATACTTTTAATAGTCTGAACATCTGATTTCACTTTAGACAATTCTATATTTGTTTCTTTGTTCTCGCCTACTACCACTTTTTCTTCTACTGGTTTTTGATTGACTGGTGTAAAACCAAAATCTTGGTCTAAGTCAAAACCTCGCATATAATCTGGTATATCTGACATTACTTGTTCCTCTTTGCTCTCTCTTGGTGTTTTTTAACCACCTGTTTGGTTTTAATCTCTTTAATAGATTTATTACCATATCTATCTGCAAGTGATGAATTAGGGTGGGCGTCTGCGATTCTGGATAGATTATCTTTCCAACCAGAATCACTTTTTATTCCACCGACACCTGCAACTATATTTATACCTGTGTGAACTTGTTCTACATCAGGATTATCAATTAAGTAGTTTTCCATTTCTGAAATTTTCATCATCTTTTCTTCAACTACTCCTGTTGATATATTGTGAAAGGTGTATGTAGGCATTATTGCATGTTCTCTAACGCTTTAGTGAAACGATTCGCATGACTTCTTTCTGCCTTTGCAAGGGTTTCAAACCAATCTGCAACTTCATCAAAACCTTCATCACGAGCAGTCTTTGCCATTCCAGGATACATATCTGTATACTCATGGGTTTCACCTATTATAGCAGCTTGTAGATTTAATCTACTATCTCCTATAGGTTCTCCTGTCGCTGGGTCACCACAGTCTTTTTCTAAATATTCCATATGTCCATGTGCATGTCCAGTTTCACCTTCTGCTGTTGAACGGAATACTTGTGCCACATCATTTTGTCCTTCGACATCAGCCTTAGCTGCAAAATATAAATATCTACGATTCGCTTGTGATTCACCAGCAAAAGCGTCTTTTAAATTTTGTTCTGTCTTAGTTCCTTTTATACTCATTATTTACTCCTATAATATGAAATCCCAAAATATTGCTATAGCAGATACAAAAAGTACTGCTTTAACGATATCAGGTAAATCATCACATATTTCTTGCATTTTTTCAATCATATTGATTCTCCTATTGCTTGACTATACCACTCGGGAACTTTTGAAGGTTCTTTCCATGTAGCAAAATCTCGCTTTTTCATTATATAATATTTGCGATAACTTCCTACCACATCACCTGGTACTTTACATTCATCTGGCATAGCAGGTGTAGGTAAAGTGCCGACTACATTAAGAGGAGAATTTTTAGGTGGGTTTCTCAATACTTCTTTTAGTTTTACAACTGAAGTATGGTCTACACCTTTAAACCTCTTCTTAAATTCTTCGTTAAGAGCAATGAAGTGTCTATACAACCAGTTATAATTGTATGCACTTTTCATAACCCATTGGGTTGATGGATGATTAATCCACCCTGCTTTGTACAATGTCTGTTCCATCATAGTATCAGGATGACGCCATCTTTTAATTTTACGACCATTCGCTGACTTGCCATGATACATGACACCATCTTGCACTCTCTGGACTGCACATAACATCTGTGCTGATTCTAGTATCATTTTGACTACATGTTTATCACATGCCATTTCAGCAGATACTTCTGGACTTTTATCTAATGCAAATATATTCATAATACCATTATACAGGAGTTTATATCATTTGTCAAGCTATTTTTACACATTATTTTTGTATTTATCATCACTATCTGACCATGTATGTATTTGATTCAACTTCAATTTAATCTCATCTGGACTTAATATTGCTCTTTCCTCATCAGTAAGGGATTCCATAAATTCTTTATAATCCCTATCCTTTTTCCAATCTTTTTTATTTGCTGTAATTATTTCAACTAATTCTTTAACTAATTTATCTTTCTTATTCTGTACTAGGTTTTTAATATCTTCACTATTGTCCTCTAATTCTTCAACGGTTTCTCCGATTAACATTCTTCTTTCTTTAAAAGATATGTTTGCTGATATTAACATTAATACTGCAACAGGGTCAAATACAAATATCAATATTATAATAATGATTCTTACTGCCTTGTCAAAGTGATTTACTGCTTCATCACCATATATAAATTCTGCAACATATTTGATAGGACCTAAATCTGCCTCTATCTTTAATTGTTCTGTTCTTATACCTGCCTTTTTATCTGATAATTCATTAATCTTATTTAAACTTTCTTCTATCGTTTCTTCTAATGATATTCTTTCTTGTTTTTGATTATTTCTTTCTGTTATTGCTCTTTGTGAACTACTACTAAACCAACTTGATTCTTCTGATTGAGTTTCAATTAAATCGTCCATTCTTGTTAATTGTTTTTGTGAACGGTCTATTGTTTTTTGTCGTTGTTCTATTTGTTCATCTAATATTTGTACTTGTAATGCATTATTACTTTCTGGTACAACTTGGTCTAAATGTGCCTTTGATAAGAATCCGAAAATACCTACCGAAGTTATAAAAATTAAAACTATAACTGCACTTGTTAAATAATATTTAATTGATTTTGGTAATAATGGATTCTTCCAATTATTATACAACCAACTTGCTATAACAAGTTTTGCAACTTCTAATGCACCACCCATAGCATATATTGCTGTTGTGGCGCCTGCAAATAAAGCTGCTAATCCTATTATACTATAACCTGCGGCTATAATAGATAGTGCTATACCACTAATTAATATTAAGTAAGTTAAAAACATACTTATATTTATAATGATTCTAACTCTTTAATTATTCGTATAACCCTATTTGCATAATCAGGTGTTTCACTATATCTGGTCATAGTTTGAACTGCAACTTTAGGATTCATCTGTTCATCATTTAATAATGTCTGTGTTCTATATCTTCTAAACTTATAATATGCTTGATGTTCATTTAATAAACGGTAGTATTCTTTTACCGAATCACATTTATTTAAAAATACTCTATACATGACATCCGTGTTTTCTTTTGCATGTCTATGAGGTACTTTGTTTGAAAATGCCTTTATACCAAATAGATTGTTTGAATCTTTTGCTAAGTCTGATTCGCCCCAACCTGTTTCTAAAACTGATTGTGCAATAATCATATTTCTAGGTATGTAATTGTTTCTTGTTATTGTTGATTCTATTTTGTTTACACATTGATTTAATCTATCAACATATTCTTCCTTGTTTGTATATTGAAAACTAGGTTCAGGAAAATCTCTTAATATATATTGATTCGGATTAAATGTACCGATATAATATATGACTAGTGTATAAAATGCACCAGCGATTATCTGATAAAATATATTAATTATTCTGCTAATCATTTTACATAAGCAACATAGTCATACCCACCAACATTGTTAGGTAATTTTCTAGAAAGAAATACTAACTTAGTATTTAATTTTAACATTTCTTTTCTTAATTTGTTTCTTTGAGTAGGTGTTAGATTGTCTTCTAAATCTTTACCCCAATTGCCAGTATAGTATGTTATGACTGGTGATTTGTAATACTTTTGTTCTTTTGTTTTTTCAATATCCGTTTTTAAGTAATTTTTAAGAAACTTAGGTGTGTCTATTAATTGTTTTTTCAAAAATTGGTCTATCTCTTTACTCATAATATAATCTCCATATTTAACTAACTTCTTTTACTTCCTGAACTACACATTTTGGTATGATTGTAGAATTTCCACATTCATCAATACTACCATCCTCTTTAAAATTAAAATCTGATACAAGTCTAATCATATCTTCATCATCATTATCACTTACTAAAAAACCTGTGCTTAAACATCTAGGTAAATCATCTGATTTTACATCTTCAATACTTCTCCATGAACTATCAGACTGAATATCAATCCAATATACATGGACAAATTTATAAGGTATTTTTTTAATTGCTCTCATTTATCAACTCCTTAACCTTAACTAGGTTTTTATATTGTAAGACATTATCTGTCATACTATTAATAGAATCTTTAATTAAATCTTTGTATTCATGTTTTAAATAAAATATGGAAGATAGAGGATGTACTTCTACATCAATAAAGAAAGCTGCTGTATCTTTATCAACTGTTAATGTTCTTTCGTGTTCAACTCTAAAATATAAATCATCTATTTTATTGAAATTCGGTCTATGTCTACTTGGATGATTACTTAAACTTCCTAGTGGTGATATGCCCCATGTATATCTTTCATAAGATGAACCACTTGTCATAGCACGCCAGATACCATCACTTGCCTTTCTTAACATTTCACTATCAGCAACTGATTCATGAACATCTTCTAGTGTTAGACCTTGCACTTTGCCAGGATTCCAACCACTCGCCATTGCAACAAAACCTGCCTCAACTTTACCTTTATGCATTATGATAATATCATCAGGTATTTCTAAACCCATTTCTATAATTGAATAAAAAGGTTCATCTGTCAATTGCATTGCTCTAGATGTTTTTTCAACTAAACATTCTTGTATTGCAATATAAGATTCAAAACACATTTCATCTGCTAGAGTTTGAAATTCAAAGTTTCTCTCATTATATAAATCATCGGTATATTCCTTCATGACAACATCTGCCACAGGTTTGAATCGAGGATTCATTGTATAAGGTATTTGTACTATTTCTTTTATGTTCATAATATAATAGGTCCATTATACAGGACCTCACACGATTTGTCAAGCACTTTTTACTTTATTTTATTGACATCAATATAATTATCATTCCAATTAAAAGCGGATTTTACAACGGATGCTGTTAGTCCTTTATACATGTTATGCAACTTCTTATCTTTTATTCCAACCAATACTACAGCTTCATCTTTATGAAGACCTTCTAGTATTTGAACGAATAGAGTTTCTTTTCTTGTTTTAGATAATGTATTATCACCACCAACTACAAAATGCCATAGTTTATTAGATTCAGATTCAAGTCCAGTATGTTCTGTTCCTGCAGGAGCTTCATTCGCCATATATGGAGGTGTACCTTTTGGTAAATCCCATACAATTTTAGGGTCAAATGCACCTTTCAAGATTCTTCTTAATCCTGGTGTATCATTCTCTTTTAAGATTTCTATTTTTTTTGATTTTACTTTAGCGTTATTTACTTTAGTGAACACCTCACTAAATAACGGTTTGCCTGTTCCCCCTTGAGCCATGGAAGTCATAGCCGCAGGAGATATTAGATTTGGATTTCTTTCTACCATAATATTTTCCTCATGTTAAAAGTCATTTATATTAGTCATTAAATTTTTCAACTTATGGTCTATAAAATACTGTAATAGTTTAGAACTATCGGGTATTTGATATGACCTGTAAGTATTTATAATATCCTCTTGTAGTGCTAGAGGAATCTCATCTAAATCAATCAACTTTTTATTTCGTTGATAATTTAATCTTGTTATACTACCGAGTGGTATGTTGTCTAATTCTGCCCACTCTTGTAATCTTTTTTTATGTATTGGTTGTTGTTTTTCACCTGTTACAAAAACATTGTCATCAGATAAAATATTAGGCACGCCATCAGAACGGTCACCTTTTATAATTTGTTCATGTAAAAATTTTATTGGGTCTTCATCTTTAATAAATTTCTTTTGAATCGGACTATATTGTTTTACTTTAGGATATTTGTGCAACTGTATAAAATCTTTATCACCAGATACTATCATAACATTTTCTTTATTATGATTTGCTTCTCTACATAGTATAGCAATAATATCATCTGCTTCTGCATTATCTACCGATAAAACCATGTAAGGAAAGTTTTCTGCAATCTCTTGTTTTACAACTGTAATAATATCAAAAAGGTCATCCCATTTATCCGTTGATTCTTTAGTTTCAATTCTACCTTGTCTTCTTTGATGTTTATAGTTAGGAAAATATTCTCTACGCCAAGGGTTTGCTGAATCAGCACATAATATTTGTGTGCCATACTTCTGTTTAAATTTTAAATTATATCCTCTAATACTATTCAACACCATATGTCTAAACATATCTATATTAGGTTCTTGTTGTCCTCTTGTTTGTGCCATATAATTAGATATCAACACTTGGTTTAAATCAATTAAAATCATTTATCATCTTCCGGTTCTTGTGTTGGTTTCCAATCAGAAATATCTGATATACTTTCATTATCTGTTGGGTCTGGTGGAAATTCAAAATCTGGTTCAAAAATTATTTCTTGTTCATCTTCTTCGGATTCCTCAAAAGAAATACCTGAATTTTCATTACCTAACATATTTTCTTTTAAATCCTTAGGAACTAAAACTTTACTATAATTTATTATAGGTTGCACTTCATTATTAGCATTATATTGAATAGTTATAATTTTATCTATCAATGCTTGTGATATATGATTTCTATTCAAATCTCTATAAACTAATGCTCTAATCATTTCTGTGATAAATCCTAAATCACCATAAAAATGTTTTTTGTTTATATCACATCCATAATCTACTAAATGTTTTATTAATGATATAGCACACTCATCTACACAAGATTCAACTAATTCTAATTCTTGTTGTTCTCTTTCTTCACCAACTGTTACATTCTTAATAGAATGTTCATCAACCATATTATCAAATGGTTTTATTTTTCCACCATTAGGGAATTGTATAATATTATCTTTATCCTTACTCAACTTTCTCTCCTTTGAAATTGACTAGACCTTGGTCATCAAAATATTCAACTAACTGATGATACCCACCAATTAATTCACCATCAATTTTTATTTGTGGCATTGTTTTAACTTTTCTTCCTATATCTTCTAACATATCATCTACTGTTTTAAAATCTTCTAATTTTTTTTCATCATACTTTACACCAAGACTATTTAACATAGTCTTGGCTTTAGTACAGTATATACAATTGTTTTTACTATAAATTACTACTTTCATTTGAACTCATAGCATCCCAATTATACATCTTATTTAACTCACCCATAGGTAGTCTTAATCCAACATATGCACGATAATTACCATCTTTAGTAATTGTAACATCTTGTTTAAAGATTTCATACCCACGAACTGGAGTATCTTGTATTGAATTAACTAAGGCACTTTCAACTTCAGTTATAACATGTTTTTCTTTATCTTTACCGATTTCAGAAATGAACTGTTTACTTTGTTTGTTCATTGTGCCTTTTATCATATCAGCAATTTCAGATTTTGCAATCATCTTCGCCTTCTCAATCGCAAGGTTTAAATCAGGCGATACAGATGTACCTGCCCCAAATATACACATACCTTCTTGAGTATCTTTACCACATAGTTTCATGTTAGAATAATCTGCCATGAACCAACCTGGAACTGTTGTTACTAAATCCGTGCTTTCAGTTTTAAATGAATACATTGGATTGTTTGTTGTTGAACATGCACCTAATGTTAATGCAAATACAACTATTATATAATTTTTCATTATATTACTCCTATCACTCTATCAATAACACTATTTATACTGCCACTAAGATGTATTACAACTTCTTCAATCGTAAGACTAGTCATAGTAATAATAATGAATCCAAGAGTAAATATTATTATATTTTTAATCATTGGACCTCCCAATCACCAGATTTTGTAAGACATGCTTTTCCTGGTGTTTTAAAAGCATGATTCGGTCTATCATAATACCTGCAATAACTTGGTGCATTTGTATCACGATAATAAAATTCTGAAAACAATTCCCAATAACCTGGTTCATCAAAATTTTTTCTGCCGTCTGCACAGATTAATTTTTCTTCTTTGGTTACGGTATCACCTTTTGTTGTTATTATAATTTTTGTAAAACAATATTGTTGTTTTATTGGTTTTACTTTAGGGTGAAATTCTTCATCTGCAACTGCACCTGCCCATACAAATACCCATGATAATAAAATCAATTTGCAAAATACTATAAATCCATATTCATTATTATTCATTTGCACTCACCCACTCTCCTGTATAAGGATTTTTATATGGTTTTTCTAACCATCTACCATCTGGCATTTGACATGCCGTTCCAAATTCTGTTCTTCTGTCTACATTACCCATACCAATAACTGGCCATGAATTTGTTATATCAACGGTCACATCATAATCAACACATTTAAAAGGTCCTTGATAATATAAACTTGTTGTTTTTATTATACCACTATTACCTGTCTTTCTGTTGTGCCAATTTGTATATGATGAACCACTTGTTGCAACATTCATGTGGTCTACAAAAGTGCCATAGTGAACATCATAGTCTGACTGATACATATATTCTGCACCTGCAATTGCACCACCTAAAGTACACATTGCAATTACATATGGATTGTCAATACCCATTTGAACACAAGCGACTGTCGTTGTTGTTGCACCTAAACCGGCGCCGATTTGAGACCTGGTCGCCAAACATCCTTGTAAGGACAACCCAATCAATACGATAGCGAATGTTCTAAGCATTCTTTTTTGCTGGATACTTATTATATTTTCCTTTGTCATTTGCTATCTCTCTACACATTTGTTGTATATCTCTTATCATTGTATCAATTTCTATCTGTGATGATACTCCACTTGTTTCATCATCTTGATGACCATATTTTGCTATCCTTAACTGTTCTGACTTATCATAAATTACACGAATTTTATCGCACATTGAACTTATTTTATGATACATTTTTTCCTCCCAAGGTTAAAATGAGGTGCCCAATTAAGGGCACCCCTAGTTTCAATTAAGAACCGTAAGCGAAACCTGTTCCATAAAGTTTCTTGATACCAGCAGCCACAATCGCTTTAGATGGTGTTCCCATACGATATGAAGTGTTGTTACCATTAGTGCCTGTGTTTTCATTGATATAAATCATGTGTCCTTCTGAGCGTAATGTATCAACCATTGCTCTAGGTGATGTTAAATCAAATCTACTTCTTAGGGTTCTCCAGAATACTGGTTGTCCTTTAGATAGTAAGTTTAGCACTTTTTCTTTTTTGCTTAGTCTAGCTCTTGCCATAATATTTCCTCGTTGTTGTTATATTGTGCATTTAAAGTCTACATGACTATTACATTTATAGTAATTCTTTATATTATAGGACATTTTCAAGCATATGTCAAGCTTTATTTTCATCTTTTTTATGTTTGACATATCCTCGTTTATCTCTCTTTTTCCTATCCACCTCAACGGTGGCTTTACAAAACCGTTTTAACCATTTTTGAACAAAGTTTCTAGTCTTACTCACAGTCTGGTTCTTCTTCAGTTTCAGTTTCGGTTACAGGTTCATCTTCTGCAACTGTTATTGTGATGACTTTTTTGCCATCAACATCTAATGTTATTGTTTTATTATCCGAATAAACAGGATAACTTCCCAATAATAATAATATCATAATTAAATTTTTCATTAATGTATACTCCTATCTTTCATTTCTAATTCCATATTTCTTTCAAATTCTTCAATTTCCACATTATATTCTGCAATAACTGTATCAATATAATCTAAAATTTCTATCTTAATTGGGTCATCTGATTTTAATATTGAAACGCTTGCTTTAATTAAAACTAATTGTTCAATAAATTTTAAAAACTCATGTGGCATTTTTGTCCTCACTTGATAATAATAATATAATATAATGAATCGCCTTTATTAAATCTTTACGATTCTTTCCCATTTTCTTACCATAACGAATCAAATATTTAATTGCATTTGCCTGGCAGAAATCTTTGTCAATGTCTAAATTTCTAAAAACATCCATGGCTTGCATACCATGTTCATCGGTAGAATAATGTTCTCCGTATGTATTGGCAATATACTCACCAATTTCTTTTAATATTTTATCTTCATTATACTTCATCATTTTCCTCCTCTTCTTCATCATCATAGAAACCATGTTCTGCTAATGTTGCCTCAATCATTTTAGGTGAATGACCACCTTCTGCTAATTCTTCCCATGTTGGACCATCATATACTTTCTTAACCATTGTCCATTTCTCCTACGATTCTAGATACATCATCTTCCTTAACATTAGGAACTTCTATTGATACATCTTCAATCATTTCTTCTGTCGATTTATCTTTACTTGTTTTAGTAATCTTCTTCATGGTA